CACCTCTGGCAACAAAGTCTACATGTTTTATATTATCCATATTATTGTTCCGAGTTAATGGGAGCTATTTCTAGCTCCCTGTTAAGTTTTAATAATAAATATCTGGGATAGCAATACCTTTTTTTTGAAGTTCTATACCTTTATGTACATAATTTATAAATCTTTCTCTATCAAAACTATCACTATACCATTCTAAAGTATCTCCAAAACTCTCCATAAAAAGTTCATCTTCCATAATTATTTTTTTCATTTCTGGATTTACTGTCTGTGCTATTAAAAAATCTGCTAATCCTATAATTTCATTTTTTTTCATTTTATTTTCCTATTTAAGTTTTTAGTCTTAATCATTATATACATTATTAATGTATATGCAACTATTGTTTTGATTTATTTTATATATATGATAATATTACCATACCAAAATAATGCAAAAAGGAGATATAGATGACATTCAACGATTTTTTAAAGGAAGAACAGCTTAGTATTGCGAGATTTGCTAGGAAATTAGATATATGCGAATCCACAGTTACCAAATGGAAATATAATGATGTTATTCCGAGAAAAGAAGAAATGCTAAAAATATATGAGTTTACTGATGGGAAAGTTAGCCCAAATGATTTCTATGGGATCAATCAATGAGCTTTGAAGCATTAGCTTGGGGAGTAAAACAGAACACAAATAGTTCTATAAGTAAGCTGGTGCTTTTAATGATATGCAATTATGCAAATGAAAAAGGTGAAGCCTATCCTAGCCAAGAACATTTGGCAAAGTTGTGTCAATGTTCAAGAATATCTGTAACAAGGCATATTAAAGAATTGCAAAAATCTAATTACATATCTATCAGAAAAGAAAAAAATGGAGCTTATGGATTTAATCTTTATATCTTAAATATGGGGTATGTATCAGAGAGCAACAAACCCTTAGTATCAGAGAGATACTTAACAGGTATCACAGAGATACAGAATACCCAAGATAAACAAATAACATCAAAATTTAATAAGTTCTGGGAAAAAGTTCCTAGAAAGATTGCGAAAAAGAAATGTCAGAAGATATATAATAATCTGGTAAAGTCTAAAGAAGTTACTGAAGATGAATTGATAGGTGCTATGGAACGATATGCCGAAAGTGTAAAGAATACCGAAACAGCTTTTATTGTTCATGGTGCGACTTGGCTTAATCAAGGTAGGTGGGAAGATAAGATAGAGGTTAAAGTAAAGAATAAGAATTGGTTGGCTGGATAATAAACTTAAATAATTGGAGCAGACAATGAGCAAAAATTTAGATGGCATTTATACTTGCCGAGATATATATAAAGATATTAAAGATTTGTATGATGGCAAATCACAACAGCAATATGAAACAGGGTTTCAGAATTTAGACCCTTTGTTAAAAATTATAAAGCCATCTTTTATGTTAATTACTGGAACACCAAACTCTGGAAAATCTAGTTTCACTTTTGACTTAGCTCAACAATTAGCACGTCTGCACAATTTTAAATTCTGCATCTATTCACCAGAGAGTCAACTTAGCCGAAATGTGGCAAGATTAGTAGAAAAGTACTGTGAACGCCCTTTTGATAAAATGTTTGCTAACAGAATAACAGAGGAAGAATTAAATCATGCTTTGGCTTTTATCAATGACCATTTTTACTTTATTGATAAAAAAGACGACAGTCCAACGATTTCATGGATATTAGAAAAAGCTGAAATATGCAGACAAGAGTTTGGAATAGATTGTTTGATTACTGATCCATATAACGAGATTAATCCATCAAGAGCAAACATGAGTGAAACTGAACATATCTCTATTCTTATATCTAATATTAAAAGATGGAATAGGGAACATAACATGATAACTATGATGGTGGCTCACCCTACTAAGCAAACTAGAACTGCTGAAGGTCAGTTTGTTGTTAATTCACTCTATGATGTGAGTGGAAGTAGTCATTGGAATAATAAATGTGACGTTGGGATTATTGTTACCAGAGATTATGAAGATGAATCAACTCTTATCAGAATAGCCAAAGTTAGAGAAGTTGACGTGCAAGGGGTTGTCGGCATGTGCAAAATGCGTTGGAGTCCAGCTAAAAGAATATTTATACCAGATATGAACTATGAGGGTTAATTATGTATAAAAAAATTGTGAGTAAGCTATGGCAAGGCAAATATTGTAGTATTAGAGATTATGAACTCACCAAAGCAATTAAGAAAGGTGGGTTAATATTACACTACAAAGATAAACATATGAACATAAGCATAGATGAATTAAAGCGATTAAAGCCAACAGGTAAATTGATTCAATCAAATTATAAGGGTAGTTATCAGTTGGTGGATATACTGTTTAAGCCAGATGTAGATAACCTTTATCAGAAACAATTATTTAATGATAATATATAGGTAAATAGGAGATATAAATGCAGAAAACATTAAGAGTTTTATCTTTAGGAGCTGGAGTGCAAAGCACTACATTAGCATTGATGATTGAGAAGGGTGAAATACCAATGGTTGATTGTGCTATTTTTGCTGATGTTGGAGCAGAGCCTAAAGAAGTTTATACCCATCTTGATTGGTTAGAAAAGCAATTATCTTATCCAGTTTATAGAGTTCAATGGAGAAATCTTAAAGAAGATATATTAAATGCGTCAATAGGTGAATATCATGGATTCACAGCTCCTTTTTATACTATGGATAAAGACACAGGTAAAAAAGGTATCCTAAGACGACAATGCACAGCAGATTATAAGATTAAGCCAGTTTTGCAAAAGATACGACAGCTAATGGGGTATAAGAAAGGAGAAAGGGTAGATAGGAAGTTGTGGAAAGTAGAACAGCTAATGGGTATATCATTAGATGAAACGCAACGAATGAAAGTTAACCCTATTACATACATTGAGAATCAATATCCATTAGTAGAAAACGATATGACTAGATATCATTGCTTAGTATGGTCTAAAGATAATAATTATCCAGAACCACCGAGAAGTGCGTGTACATTTTGCCCTTTTCATTCTAATAAAGAGTGGGCAAGGATAAAACAAAACAAAGCAGAATGGGAAGAAGTGGTAACTATAGATATGGCAATAAGAAATACAGATAAATTTAAGAAAAATAATAAAAGAAATGGATTGATGTATTTACACAATGACTGTAAGCCAATACATAAAATAGATTTTACAGAAGATGATAATCAAATGAATTTTGAATTTATGGCATGTGAAGGCATGTGTGGTCTTTAATTAATAATAAAACAAGGAGCATTCAATGAGTGAACAATGGGCAGTACATAATACAGTTATAAAAAATATAAATGATCTGATTGAATACGACAGCAATCCTAGAGAACATACACCAGAACAAGTAGAGCAAGTGGCTAACTCAATTAAAGAGTTTGGCTGGACTATGCCTATATTGATAGATGAAACCAATGAGATTATTGCTGGGCATGGAAGATTAATGGCTGGAAAACAGCTTGGTATAAAAGAAGTGCCTTGTATTATTGCGAAAGGTTGGAGTGATGAACAAAAGAAAGCCTATTGTATAGCTGATAATAAACTGACAGAAAACAGCACTTGGTCTAAAGATTTTCTAAAACTTAATCTGACCAACTTATATGACAATGAATTTGATTTAAAACTAACAGGTTTTAGTGATGATGAATTATCAAAAATACTTCCAGACTTTAATATTGATGAAGGGCTAACAGATGAAGATGATGTACCAACACCACCAGCAGAGCCTGTTACTAAGTTAGGCGATATATGGTTATGTGGAGAGCATAGGGTAATGTGTGGGGATAGTACGAGTGATAATGATACAGATAGACTAATTAATAACGCAAAGATTGATTTAGTTTTTACAGACGCACCTTATGGAATTAATGTTGTTCAATCCAATCAAGTGGGTGGTGAAGGAATTACAGAATCAGGCACATATTCAAAAATTTTAGGAGATGAAACTACAGACACAGCACAAAAATTTTATGAATTATGCTTGAAAAAAAATTTTAAAGATTTTATTTTGTGGGGTGGCAATTATTTTACTAATTTTTTAAAGCCCAGCAGATGTTGGATTATATGGGATAAAGAAATGACAGGTAATTTTTCACAAGCTGAAATGGCTTGGACATCTTTTGAAAAAGGTGGAGTAAAAATTATAAAACATTTATGGAATGGCTTATCACGAGAAGGTAATAGAAAAGAAGAATTAAAATCCAGAGTACACCCAACACAAAAGCCTGTGGGTTTATTCTTTAAAATATTACAGGATTATAAAAATGTTAAGACTATTTATGATGGTTTTTTAGGCTCTGGAAGTACATTGATTGCTTGTGAGA